GCTTGTTTGCAAGCTGATTTATTTCGGTTACAAACTCGTTGCCCGACTGGTTATTCTTCGTTTCTTTTGTTTTTTTGTTACCCATCGTCGTTGTCCCCGTACTTTCGTACTTGTACATCTTTGTACATCGCGCTTCTCAAGGCTCTTAGTTTCTGGTTAAACACCTGTGGTTCAACGAGAGTTTCTCCGTTCAGGAACGAACCCCAAACTTCTTCCATCGATTTCTTCCCGTTGTACGAGAACACAAAAGCAAACTTTGTTCGTCCTTCTCGTGTTACCGAGTCTTGTACAGGAATTGGATGGACTTCTTCCAGTCGCGCAATCTTGGTGGCGAGAAGAAAAGCCGAAAACACAAGATTCGCGGTCTTTAACAAAGGACACCCATCCTTAGCCATCCCGGTATCAATGATACCTCGGTTAAGCGTGTTAAAGTCATCGCTCTCTAAAGTATCCTTGAGCTTAAACCCGTGTTTGGGCTGCCGTCGTCGTTTTGTTCTACTTTTAGACATTTATACTACCTTTCATTACGAGTCCACAATGGCCCCGAACTTGTATCCCTGGTCGGGATCCTTCAAGCACTCGAATCTAACGGGTACAGTACCGGCTTCGGTTCTTGAACCGGCAATATACGCTGTTTCGTCTACACTAACGACAATGTATAGGCTAAAGGTACGAGTTCCCGAATTCGGGCCTTTACCTACAAGTGTCATAGTATGCTCGCTTGCAGTTGCACTGTTGCCACCAATATCCAACTGGGATCCGCTCTGAACCATGTTGCCTGCTGGCTCGTCAAACGCCCGCTGTAAATTAGCAAGCGTAGCTTCTGCCAGAGTGGTTTCGACAAACAGGCGTTCCATGCTTTTGTACTTTTTCCCGACCCCAATTACCTGGTCGAGCTCAACATCAGTGTGTTCTTTTTGCTTTGTGTACGTAACACCACCGGTCGTGAAGCCTATATCGGTGCCGTCAAGACTGATCGATGTTACAGCACCAAAGACAATGTTGGCTCTGTCACCCAATCCACATTCACCTCCTTTCGAGGTTTTTAGCTAGGCACGCCGCCACATCACACGAAGGGTTAGGCGCGTCTCCCATCGTCCTGTATCTTCGTCAAAGTCACTACCTGTAGGTGGTTGTAACAAAACAATACTATCCAGCTTTACGTTGGCATCACTTGTATACGCGGCATCCCCGGAAGTAGTCCGTTCAACCATAGCAACAAGCCTTCGCGCAATCGAGTCGGCTGTAGTACCAACCGAATCACTACTTGGTGCTGTCTGTATATGGATAACCACATCAGACAAGTATACTTCGTCAACTTCGTCTAACAACCGCATGGTGTCGACCCCAAGTAATGCCACCAACGGAGTTCTGTCCCTATACCGTTCGTCCCAGACAAGAATAGACGGGCTGTTGGTAGAGTGGCTTGCCCTGCTAACTAACGTTGCGTCAGCTTGCATCCAGTCTATAACAGCTTCCCGAAACTGATCGTCCATTATCTGGTTTTTCTCCTTCTATTCTTAAGGTTAATTGGTCTAAACCTTACTTCTTTTAGTGGTTTAGCCGAAGCTTTAATAGTACGTCTATGGAAACCAAATTCAACTGGAGCATATTTCTTCGCTACTTCCACTGTTGGTCCCATAGACTGAACAAAAGCACGACCAAACTGCGCCATAGTACCTGGGTTGGTTTCGTTTGCAAAACCACTAAGCTCCATAAACCTTCTCATAAACCTGTTGATAAAAGACTGTTGTGTATCCCGTAACGATCTAGCCAGGTTCGGGATACGCTTTCCGGGTATTCTCGGTTTCAGATGCCATGTATTAGCACCTGAAATGTCCGGCTCCAGATAAGCAGAATAATCCATATAAGCACCGAACTCCCACTTTTGCTGTTCAAGACGCTGCATTACTTGCGGGAACAGTTCCAACCAGTTCATCATGTGAGCATCGTCTATTTCAATCTGGATATCGATCATCTTGGTTTATCCTTCCCACTGGTCTACTGTAATACGTTTGCTGCCTCCGTCGCCGTCGTCGTCTTCGTCATTGTCCGGCAAGAAGTATAGAGCTACGCCAGCCAACGCTTCTAATGCCTGAGCAATATCCCCAAGCATAATCACTACCTGCGACCTAAATTCTTCTTCGTCCATTTCTATACTTCCTTCTCCAGTTCAAAGTACATGTGGTGTTCTCTACCAGCTTCGTCTCGGATTTTTGTTGCCGAACGAATCACAAAGACATCGCCCAGATACCCAGAATCTGGGGGGCCTGTTACGGTCATAAGGTCACCATCTCTTATTGCTGTTGACGTTATTTCGCCGGTTGCAACATACCGATTACTGCCAACTATACCAACTGGCCCAAAAGCACCGGGTTCATACCTAGCTTCTGGGGCTAAACGTACCCTGTAACCGGCAGATAGTACGCTCGAAATTGGTGTTCTAACAAGACGACCGCCCAATGTAGTGTTTGTTTCTGACGGTCTTTCTATCTTCACTTCGTCACATAATCCAGATACAAACATCGTTACCACCTACCCAAAAGCCCTTAGTGACGGTACGCGGTTCTTATATCTTGGCAGTATAAAGTCAACTGCTTGGACTCCGGTAACCACCGGCAACAGCCCCGGATAAGGTGCTGCGTATGACATATCTACATAACGCACACTCTGTTTCATAGCATAAGGAGCCGTCGAACCGGGCCGTATTCGTTCCCTTGCCAGAAGCACCGCACACCACTTAATACCTTCTGGTACTGCTGTGTGGCCCCATGTACCGGTAATTTTGTAATTCTTCCATCCTTTTAACCATATTGATGAATATATCCTATGTGTACCGCTTCGGCTGGCATACACCATTGTTTGTCCGCGTACACGGAGTTCGTCATTTCGTATCCTTACTAAGTAGTATGGGTACGGGACATAGTTATCTGCATCTAACTCGTTGCCGTCTGCGTCAAAGTTATCGGTAGAATCATATATTGATCTATACTGTATCTTCGTAACCGATAACAGTCGGAGCGGGGTTAGTTGATTAAGGAACAGAACCCCTCTACCGTTACCATCAAACATTAGTGATTGGCTAACACTCTCGAAGTTGTCGCCCGTGATCCTGTTAATTATGTCGGTTACGTCGCCAATAACCGCAGTAATATCGTCATCCGACCACCCGGAAGGTATACTAAATTCTGTTCCCATACCTTCAATGTCGTCTTTAGTACAATACAAGCCTAGCCCACCTCACTCAGTTTTTTGGGGTCGAAATCATTTCTCCAAGTCACTGGAAGTTTTGACCCTCCAAGTTCCAGTAAATCGCTTTCGACCCATTCCTGTGGGCCTCTCTTTTTTGCCCACTCTGCCATATTGTACACTCCTTCTTTCCAGCCGACGTTTTCCCGGTAACCATACTCAGACTCGCTCTTGTCGTAGGTTGACCACGCATCTTTTACCTCGCACGGCCTATCAGCTACATGAACAACCGGCCAGTCTGGCTCACCCATTGCATCTTTAACAGTTTGGGCGAGGTCCAACACTGTTATAGCTTCCTTGCCACCGATATTAACAATATCGTTTTTCCTAGGCATTTCTTTGCTGCATATCTCAAGAAAACAGGGTATAGAGTCGACTATGTAACTAAACGCTCGTCTCTGTAGCCCGTCTCCGTAAATAATAATAGGTTCACCGCGCATTATACGGTTCATAAAAATCGCCACCACGTTTCGTTTTTCGTCACAAAGACTTTGGTATTCTCCGAACACATTATGTGGCCTTATTATAGTGTACCAGAATTCGTGTATTTTGGCAAGTATACCCGTTGATTCTTCCATTGCAGCCTTATTGATACCATAAATATCTACAGGTGCTATAGGATCAGACTCCCTGAACGGGGGTATACCCAACCCGTAAACAGACATACTCGAAAATAAGACACAATGCTTCAAACCATTCTGGATAGCTCTAGTCAACACAGTCATGTACGCCATATAGTTACGGCGGGTAACAGATACTGGTTGGAACTGTGATGCACCTTCTCTAGCGTTTGCGGCACAGTGGATAAGAATATCTATAGGTTTGTCTAAGTACGCACAAACTTTATCCATATCAGCACAATCTACAGTATAGAACTGTAAGTCGCCACGGACGTTGTTTATATCACCACCAGATAGATCGTCCAGTGAGATTACTTCATGGCCCATGTCAGCCAATCCTTCTGCAACCCACGACCCAATAAACCCAGCTCCGCCTGTAACAACTATGTTAGACACGACTACACTTCCTTCATCCAACCATACAAGGTTTCTTCATCCCAATTACCAGAAATGACGTGGAACACATCAACAATGTCCCCGCCTTCTTTAATGTTCTCGAAAAGATACCATGCAGAATTTCCCTGTTCGTTCCGTTCAATCAGTTTATAGTATAACTGCATCATAAAGCGTTCAAAGGATTCCCGTTGAAGAAATCCTGGGTACACGTGAGCATGATCTCCGCCACCATAACCCAGATTCCTTTCGGGTTGTGGAAAAGCAACCACAAAAATGCCTTTGTGTTTTAATACTCGTTTGACTTCAGCAAAGGCAAAGAAAGGGTTTGCAAGATGTTCGAGTGTTTCTAAACAATATGCGCGATCAATTACGTTAGACGGTAGCGGGAGGCGATCATGGCAGACGTCCATGAACAACGGTATAAACCCTTTACCAACTATACCTCTTTCGCAAGCACGCAACCACGATGCTTCGGCTATGTCTGCTCCGAAAACCGTACACCCACGGGACAGCGCACCATGTACGCATTCTCCGTCCCCAAACCCTATATCAAGAACAAACGACCCTTCTTTTGGTGGGTAATGTTTAATCGACTCCGCCCCACCACCAATCCCCGGCCCTTCGTAGATGTAGGCTTCTGCTGATGTTGGGTTAATCTGTGCTATCTGTTTCTCCATCTTTTGTACTTCCTTTCCGAAACAGTTTAAGTACACCTCTTGGGTCGTACCCGCAGGGTATCAGGCCCACCTCTGTGACTTTCTTAAGCCATAGGTTACCATCTTGGTAAATGTTGTTAAAGTATAGGTGTGACGGGTCCAGACCGTTTAGATCGTTGAAAAACGTAGACAGGTATATAAGCCCGCCATTTGTCATATGTTTAGTAAGTTGTTTCAGTGTACTTGGGGGGTCTAACGTGTGTTCCAGAACTTCGTTTGAGATTATAAATTCGTATGGACCACCTAAATCTTGCGAGTTAGAGCCGTCTAAAGAAACAAAAGAGATTTCAGGCCTGTACTTCTCACATAAGTACTGTAGAAAGCGGAAGCCTCTTGTCGGTAGGTCTGCTAAGGTAACTTTTGCGCCAAGCGAAGCTGCAAATACGGCAAATTGACCCATACCACAACCATGATCTAGTATTGTAACACCGGGACACGTGGAAATATATGACTTTATCGTTTGTATCAGGTAGTCGCCTTCGCCCCACTGACGGGTTTCGGTTATACGAAAATAGTTTGGTACTATACCATCGAACCCAACTGCTGTGAACTCTAGAGAGTTGTAGTAGTCAAACAGACTGTTAAGGGTTGGATCTCCAGCTACATATTTATGGAACGCTTCCCGTCGTGTCTCAAGACCATCCACATTTCGGTGCTTGAGTAACTCTTCTCTAGTGAACCCAAAGAATTCTACAAAATCGTTTTCAGTTACATCATTCATTTAGTTAATCTCCCGTAGCTTTTCAACAAAGTAGCGTCCTCTAGCTTCACATGTATGGTAGTTCATTGCATGTTCTTTCCCGGCAGCGGCAATACACTCCCGCTCGTCGTCGTTTTCGATAAAATGTCTGGCTTTGTTAATGAAATCTTCTGCTGTGTCGAAACAAGCGATATGTACACCTTCTTGAAACGGGTTTGGAACTTGTATACCAATTCTATCACACAGCATAAGCGTCCCTGTTGGTGGTATTTCCCAGTATCGGCAGGTATCCCACCCAAAACCACGTACCGATACTGCTATTTTTGCTGATGCAGTTTTTCTGATGTAGCTTGGCCAAGGAAGAAACATATCCTGATTACTCCTGTCAGAGTCAGGCATTAGTGCTGCGTACACTTCAAACTCTTCGCGGAGCGACGTAACTGCTTTGTAGATCTCGGTTCTCTTGGGGCTGGTAAGCCCCATAAGGAATACTATGTCTGTGTCCTTTTCGATTCCATTTAGATCGGGGTATTGATCTGCCGGACTCGCAAACGGAAGCGGGTACATATGCTGTGTGTTTGTGGTGTGCTCTCGCTTAAACATAACCTTTGCACCAAATTCCCCCCACAAATCTGAACGTACTTTATCTCCATCTTCTCCGTCACAAATAACTACTGGGATTGGTATAACATTTCCGAGTCTACTCTTTAGTGTTCTTAGAACATCAATACCTGTTTTTCTCGGTGCACTAAGTACAACTACATCGAACCACGAATTCTGAACTCTGTCGATAACATCTTCTTCTGACATTGGGTATTCTGGGTAACTAGGCATCCATGGTAACGGGCACGTCATTCCTTGTTTCCCGTCCGGTAGAGTATATGAAGTATCAACTTTACCGTGGTAGCTAAGCTTGTTTGGGTATTCTAATACATTTGATTCGCCAAGAAACCGTTTCAGCCCGTGGTACAGAAAGGCTTCTCCGTAGTCGGATTCCGGGTGACACAGCCATAGTATCTTGTTTACATCCATCTAATCACCTCTTACACAGAACAGCGTCAATACTAAAACCGTTCTGCATTGTGTTAATGTACAGTATATCAATCTCACCAGAATTGTCTCGGCTTTTGGTAAGGTCTATAGCACCCATACAAACATCTGTTAATGTTTGTTCGTCTGGTGCCCACTTGTGGTCTTTATCAATTTCCATAACGTCATTGTAGCTATTATCTGGTGCAACAATGGCTATATAGGATTCCCCTCGTTTTAGTACCCTAAGCCACTCAGCTAGAGTTTCAGTCGGGTTTTCCATATGTTCAAACGAATGAATAGAAGTAACTACATCGAACTGCTCATCGAAAAACGGGAGTTTTTCGCCTAAACATTCCATAGTTGCATAACCCCAAGTTGGGTTAGAATAGTATGGGTGTTCGCCGTTGTATTTGTCGATTCCTATTGAAAACGGAGGAATAACGGAAGAACTACCAACAGCTAAACCAATCCCACCACCATCAACCCCACGCAACGTCCAATATATCTCAAATGCACGCTGCTGAAAACCGGTCCAGTTATCGGGCCTACTGTACAGGCAACGACCATCTGGGTCATTCCAGTAATCGAACTTCGGAAAATACTTCTTCAGGTGGTCCCACCTGCTGTCATCTACACTGTCTACCAGATTTTGTGGTAGTTCTTTCGGTGGCCAGTCTGCAAAACGGATCATATCTCTTCTTGCACCTCCTTTATTTCTGGTTCCAGTACGATAGTTTGTCCTGTATCCCTGTCAACAATACAACGGTTCGATGACCCAAGCAGCCACTTTACCTGACGCTTTGGTATAAGTGGCATGTATTTTGGATCTGTATATTCGAACGGGTTTGACGCGAACTCGTCCGGTACATCCCACGTCTCACAGTATATTTTCCTACTCTCGGCCATCCGCTTACTTGGTTTAAGTGTATCTTGGTTCTCCGAAAACGTATAACCCCAAACATGGTAGATATTGGGCCACGGTAAACCCCATGAAGGATACTTAAACTCGGCAGCCGCTCTTGTTCCATACGAACTCTCTTCGTGAAACGATACAATACGCTCGTCAAACGGTCCAACTTTCTCGAACACGTCTCGCCGCATTATGAAGTTGCACCCCGACATACACATTATTTTGCCAGGTTTTTCCCCTATTGGCTGGCTTCTATCATCTCCAATAGGTTGTCGTGTAATTGGGTCTACAACAACCACAGTCGAATTTTGGCTGATTGTTTTCAACACGTGCTCCACATTCCGTGCTTCGATGTGGTAGTAAGGAAGGTTGGCACCACCAAACTCTTTGTTGTTGTCAGCAAAATAGACCATCGAATCCAGCCAGTACGGGGCAACAAGGAGATCGTTGTTTAGTATGATTATGTGTTTGCTGTGTGCAAACGAGGACTCGTTGGCTAAGTGATTCCACGTAGCCGGAATACCCATATTAGTCTCGTGCAAGACTAACGAAGCCCCAAACCGATCACAAACTTGTTGTAGTTTTTCTTTGTAAGATATGTCCCAACCTTCTACTTGATGGTCTGGTGTGCCATCATCACAAACTAGAATCTCATACGTACCACTAAACGTGGTACTGTGCCACCGAATGCTCTGAAGCAGGTAGCTAAGCAAAGTGTAATCGTTGTATGTTGAGATTCCTATTACTACATCAAGATGCTTCATCAAACCTGTCCTCCAAAATATGTGTACATGCCTTTGTCCCTAAAACACAGCAACCACAGATTACCATTCTAGTATTCTCCTTCCGCTACCCTTTTGTACAGGGCTTCATACTTTCTGGCAATACGTTTTGGTGAACACTGCTCTATATACGCATCAGCCCCCGAAACGAGTTTCTGTGCCAGATCTCCATCTCTAGCAACTTCAATTACTTTGTTGATCATACTGTCTCTGTCATCGTAATCGAACTTTGCTACGTGTGTCCCGTCTTCGAGTTCCTGAAACATCAGACATCTGCTACACAGTACTGGTCTATGGGTTGACATGGCTGTTCTTATTGCCGCACTTGACGACCAATACCCTTGAATCAAGTAGTTAAACAGAAGTAGATCACATGCTTGTAACCTTCTGACACATACTTCGAGTTCTGTGTAGTCACCATGTAGAAGAAGTGAATCATTTAGCCCTTCCTTCATGGCCCACCGTCGGCAATCTGTAGCATAACTATGTTTTCTGTCGTACTGCCCTTGTATAACAAGTTTTGCCCCACCTTCCCCTGACAGTCGCATGTTTAGTTCTGGTAATGCTTCAATCACCTCTTTGTACCCTTTATGCGCTTGCCAGAACCCAAACATCCCAATAACAACAGCATCTTCGGGCAACCCTGTTCCGAGTCTAGCTTCTGTTTTACTAACGTCAGGCCATTGCGGTATTGGTAACGGAATCATTGTCATGTTATCTAGATCGCACTTCGGTGAGGTCACTACATCCGTAACCTGTGCTAGATCGTTGAACATACGAACATCAGGTCTATACGTATGCACAGTTACAATGACCCGTATTCCCTTACTTCGGCACATGTTTATGAACTTGAAAAGAGAAGACTCGTTATGGAAGAACGAAAACTCGTGTTGGATATGGAGTACCTGAATGCCGTGGCTCAGTACCGCTTCCAACAGTGGTGCCATGTTTTGAAATTGTCTGTTCCAACAACGGATAACATTACTATCATCGTCCCCTTTTCTTTTTGCATCGTCTGTCGGCGCAAAGATTGTAACTGGCATACCCAACTCATCTACAAAATACTTTGTGTTTTCGGCTATACCACAATACGTGTTCCAACTGGACACCATCCCAACTCTCAAGTCTTCGCCGGATACCACTATTGATTCAATAGTCTTACCGGTCCCCAATCTCTTCATGAGTAGTCTTGCTTTTCTTACCATCCGCTTCCACGAGAAAGCCCTACGTGCGAATGTTATATATCGACTTGATTCCTTATCGGATAGATCTTTATTAAGCAGTGTGGCTAATGTTCTGGCCAGCTTCCCCTTTTCCGGGAAATATGCACATTGTCCATAAGTGTTACGGAGAACTTCCAAGGGTTTACATATTACAGGGGTTCCAACCATTAAAGCTTCTGCCGGTGGGATTCCGAACCCCTCAAAGTCAGACAAAAACAGCAATGCCTTAACTCGTTTGAGTATGGTAAACTTCTGCTCATCTGTAGCATTTTCAAGTATTTCTATGTCCAGACCGGTATCTGTGAACTTTGATCGCATATCGCTTATGCGGTCACCTATCAAGTAAACTTTTGGTGGGTCACAACCAAGTTCTTGCACAGCCGCTAGTGCTTCTGGTACACCTTTGTACCACACACCTCTGGATATGACAGCAATGCTGTTTTCTCTTTCTTGTTTGGGAACTTTATTCGCAGCAAACTCGTTTACACACGGCTGAAACACAGAGATAAACTTTTTGTCTTTAGTCAGTCTCGGTTCCCACTCTTCCAGCTTAGCCTTGGTTATCTTGCTAATAGCTATCACCTGATCCGCACATAGCAATGCTTTACGGTAATCTTCCCAAAAAGAGTCTTCTCCATCAATACCTTCGCGGAGTTCTCGTATATAGTTTGGTGTTTCAAACACAAACAAAGCACTCTTTGCTCCGTATTTCTGCGCATAGTCGATAGCCATACATCCGGGTGTATGAGGCGATCCTATGACTATATCGAAATTTGGGGGTAGTAGTTTCTCAAAGTTCGCAAAGTTATCATCTACAACTATACGCATCCGCTCATGAGGCGGGTAATCGCGGTGGTTGATTGGTTTGACATTACAGTATACCCACACCTTGGTATTTGAGCATTCTGCTAGAGCTCTAGCCATACTATACATATAGTAATTTCCACCGCTGTATGTCCCGGCGTTCTCCATGATCACAAGAATGTTGTTCTCGCTGCCATTAAGCACAATTTCGTCCCTACCGGCGCGGAGTTCTGGCTGCTCTCTTGTATCCTTTACAACCGATGGTACATACTGTTCGGACTGAACATCTAACTCTTTTAGTGCGTCAAGTACGCTCACAGGGGATATGGCACGCATACACCCAGCATAACCCCCTTGCGTTTTGTGGCACCAAGACGCTCTGGTAAGATAACACGGTGAACATGGTTCTGTGGATTCAACTGTTACAGCATACTCATAGTTTGGGACAGAATTTTTTGGGGACGTAAACCCCCATATGCTGCATGTAGGAACACCAAGATTCCCCGCTATATGGAGCATACCTGTGTCTCCAACTACAACAGCCTTGGCCCCAGCCAGTATCCTAGTTGCCAGTTGTAGTGGGACCCCGAAGGCAAAGCACACATGAGGGTGTTGTGTACTAGGCATCCGGTCTCTAGGACCACCCAGCAGTACACAGCTAACTCCTTCAACGGAAGCGACAGACTCCGCAATTAGTTTCCAATGCCTTGTCGGGTACTTCTTCAGCAAGTTGCTTCCGCCAACACACGCAACTACGTACTTACCTTCTGCAAGAGAGTTTCCGTACAGCCAATCTCTGTACTGTGCGCTAACAACGCCATCGAACCTAAACTTAACCGGTTTGAACCCTTCAAACCAAGACATCCCGGCTCGGTCGAACTGAAGTCTGTAATAATCCATGTGTTCAGAATCAGGGTTATGTTCGATTGTGTTATTGAAGTCTATTACGTAATCGCATTTTGATATTTGTTTGAAAGAACAGCCCTCCCGGTAACTTATGACTTCATCGACAGCAGAAAACATTGTAACCAGAGGTATCATGTTCAGGTGATCATTCTCACCCCGAACTGCCATTATAATGTGGGCTTCCGGCCACAGACTACGTATTGCTTCCGCTACGCTGCCTACGAAGACAGCATCGCCTATAGCCCCCCCACCACGTCTGAGAAGAACTGTCTTTCCGTTTAGATCGTCATCTTCTTGTATTGTGTTCTTCGGCTTGTTAGGTACTGTACCAACATATAAGTCAAAACCTTCTTCGTCGAACTTCACAGACTCTTGGTACAATGTGGTTCCGTAACCCAACTCTATAAGTCTAATGGCTTCATCGTCGCTGAGATCCACGGGTTTGTTCTGCTCTAGTTCAACGCCGCTTTTAGTGGTATAGGAGGGGTACTTCTTTAGTACGAATATCACCTAATTTTCTCCTACTTATGTAACGGTGAGTCGTAGTACGCTTCTGAATACTTGGTGCTTCTGAATACTTGGTCATAGCCTACCGGCCTTTGTGGTAACGACTACGACTCACCTTATGCTTACGACGACGGACTCCACCATATTTATCCTACGATGGATTAGCTATACTCAGTTGCATATAGACCAACAGCAACGTTGTTTGCTTTAACCACGGCGTCTGTGTTCATAACCTTGTATGCCACCCTGTAGTGGAAGGTTACTTCTTCCAAATCCCTTCGCGGAAGGAACTCGCTCTCTTTCCATCTGGAACTTCCGCTGAATGACCCAAATAAAGTTCTTTGGATCAGCCAGCCAGATAAACGATCCAGTTGAACCGGTACCCGACAAAGTCAGATCTTCGGGTATGAGCGGCACCTCCATGAACTTAACGCCCAAAGGAGCGAACGTAGGTTCGCCTCTGTAGACGGCGTCACCGGCATCAGTTGACCGCCCCGATACAGTGTACAGGAAGTCTTCCAAAACTCTAGGAGAACAGATCCACCTAAAGTTTCGGCGGTTCTTCTTATACCTAGACGGGAGCCTAGAGAACATCTCGGCCAACATCTTCATGTTAACCCGTTTAACCCCAGCATCAAACTGATGGGTTCCGGTTGAAGAATCCGTCAACACATGCCAACCATCACACGACCGGAGCAGTTTTTGTTCAGCTGTCGAAGACCCAAGACTAGAATCACCTTCGATTGCCAGCATTTCCAAATCTGTAGAAATGCGGTCGGCAAACGCGGTCATAATCTGAGTACGCCCGTTGGTTTTGGCGATATTGTCCTCGATGAACTCGCTGGTAATGTCAATGGCACTCCGTACCTTTACCGTTGAATACTCCACTTTCGTAAAAGATGGGTAATGCGTTGTAACATTAGCCGCAGCTTCTCCTTCAGTGGCTTTCTCGGTAATAGGAGTAGTCAAATCCATTTTCGTGAATTCACCAGATGGTCCATCAACTCTTCGGACATCGCACTCCTGCAACATAGTCGACTGATTGACGACTAAGTTGATAAACTGATCCGACTGTTCGGCGTTGAGTATGGCATCCGCGCCTGTGGTCGTAGTCAACGCTGCCTTTGTGACGCGCTGGAGCATTTGCTGGTTTCTATCCAATCGTAATTCACCTCCTTTACAATAAGAGTTTTTTAGTTGCACGACCGAAAAGTTTGGTTATGCAACTAAATCCTTGTGCGGTCTTGTTACCCAATCGGTAGACCATCCCAAATAGCATCTGTGCCTGAAGAAGTATCGCTGGCACCAAGCTGTTTGCTGGCACCCGGTATACGCTGAACGGCTTTGGTAAACTTCTCGATTGCTTCTACTTGAGCATCAAGCTTGTCAAGCACCTCTTTAGGTACAGTACTTTCTTCTGTGTTTTCGGACTTCTCTTCCTCGGCGGCTTCAGATTTGGTTTCTTCGTCGTTTTCGCTACGATCCAAGCCAGCAAACATTTTTTCTAGTTCGCTCAGTCTAGCTGATGTCGCTTCAACACTACCAGCCAGCTCAGTAACTGCACTCAGAATTCTAGTCAAAACGTCTTCGCCCTGCGTGTCCGCGTCTTTTTCGGTCGTCTCTTCTTTCACATCCATATCCTGATCTTTTTCTAGATCATCCACTCTACGTTCACCTCCTTCCGTATGGTTATCTCCACTACCTAACAGTTCGTGAAACTTGTTGGTTATCATTTCCTTCAGACTTTCCCTGAAAGTTTGGAATGCTTCTTTCATCGGAATTTTCACGGTTACAAAGTCATCGGAATCTTCTTCCTTACTTCCAATTCCAAGTGCTTTCAAATGCTTCCTAACATGAGCTTCCGCGCTCCGTCTGGCCGATTCACTGGGGAACTTTGTACGCTGACCATACGAACTTTGAGTTGCTCTTAGCCTGCCAATATCTATGGTTGTGTGCTCTGTACCTGACACGACAGCATCTGTATGATGTGGCCAGTACCGTAAACTAAGGGGTCGAGTTATCCCATCTTCTTTTGTGCCACCCGGAGCAATGTATGCAAATGCAGCGTCCGGTAGCTCTCCCTTGGGGACACCAGCACGGCCACGAAACTGGGACTGTTCAACTGCTTTTGTTTGATCCATACCCATCATTGTAGACCCACATTCCGGGCATTTAACCTTGTTACACGGCAAACCACGCTCATGATCCACCGTAACCCCACATTCAGGGCAAACACACTGGTCAGTACCACCATCCTGCTGCGGTGATCCACCTACACCTATGCCGTCACCACGGCCCTTTTGTGTGCTGGTCTTCGTTTCACCGACTAGTGCTTGCACGCCACTATCGATTGTTACTTTCTTAAGCGTATCTTTGATAAAATCACCCCTGTCTCTCTGCTCAAGTACAAAGAATTCTTCTTCTTCAACAACAGAGTCCTCGGTAGCACTGAAACCGTTTGCCAACGCCCATTTCACAGCGGCTTTAACATTCCGAAACCGCCCTTTGGACAAGTACAAGACAGAAACAACTAGGTTTGTAGCTAACGCTTTCCGAACAAAAAATGCTTCCCCATTCCCAGAAATGTTTGGTGCTGAATGATCCTTTCCTCTTTTAGAGGCTATACCAACAGCATTCCTGTTCGCCGGAATCAAAACTAAACTAACTTCGTAAATATCGATGTATTTTTCATCTTCGTACCGTGTACCAGACCAACTGAATGTATTGAGTTCACCAGCATTTACCTTTGCGCATACTTTAGGTTCGGTTACATGGCAAATGACCCAGACTCCTCTAGCACCCTTAACCAGATCCGGGAATTTTGTTTTTTCGAGATAGCTTATAACCGAACTATCGGACTCACGGATTACGGCAAGCGTACTGTTGTCGTCTTCGGATGGTGAAATCTTTACCTTAAAAGCATCGATAACTGTACCAATAGATGTTTCATTACCACTTTCATCCAACCACGGTTTATGGTTTACAAACAGTTGCGGGTTCGCTTTGAACGCTTCTAAGTCAAATTCATCTGGCTCAATCACATCCCCGTCTCGGTCTTCTGTATTAACACTTAACAAACCTGCAATATATACCCCTTCAGTACTGTCAGCATCTGTAGTAGTATCTGTCTGTTCTGCCAATAAACCCGCAGTCTTAAATAAAAAAGCACCTGCGGTCTTAGGAACACTAGATTCTTTGGAAACTGCATCTGACACAGGTTTCCCAACTACCAATATCACGCCGGGGTATCCATCTACAGCCCGTAGGTCAAATGTTGTGGCGTCAAACTGATCTGCTTTGCGGCATATCCCTTCGATATGCTGAGAAGTTTCCGCCAGACCTAAGAAATCCACACCGGTAGAATCAGACCACTCTCTTACTGGTGCGAGAGTGTTAAACCTTTCCCGCGCGAATCTTATTTTATGTACAGCCAACCCTTCCATAGCCAGACCGACCAGCTGGGAAGTTATGTCTTGTACAAGTGCCATTTGCCTGTAAACACCTCCTTTAGTATTACATTTCTACAACTACTATACCCTACCATACAAATAAAAGTAATGTCAAGCATACTCTTAGACCTCTTCGTATTCAGGGCTGTGTACCGTTGGGACATCATCTCCCGGCAAAACCACACCAACAAGATCACAACGGCACCTGAACGGAGAAACACTTCTAAACCCCGTATCGTAACTCCCGTCAGAAAAAGGCTCGCTCCACGGCAGCGGGCCATCAGCTTCGTTGTCCCTATGCTGTTGGCGGACTTTTTGGTCTCCAACAGTAAGCCATCTCCGTGCATTGAAGCCATTGTTGAGCAAATGATTCTTTGCGCTTTCGCCCTGTAAAATACCTACTTCAGTTCGTGCAATCAGGAGAGCCCTGTTTTTGATCGGTGTGTTTATAAGTTTGTCAGTCAGCGCGGAGTCGGTTAGGAGTGCTCTGGCGAGATCTCTAGCCCCTTTCCCGGACTCGAAGAATTCTTCGGTAACATGTGTCATCACTCTGGAGAACTCCTCCAAGGTAAAGCTGGGTTCACCCATAATCTTGTTCCATCGTTGTTCGATAGCATCAGCTATTGTAGGATCAGCTTCAGCCAACGAGATAAGCTCCGTAAAAGCAGCTATCATGGTAACTTTGGCTTCTTCTGAAAGCCCTTCAATCTCTTCGTCGGCAGCTTTTCTAGTCCACATTTTACCGAGTCGGCTGAGAGATGTACGGTTAAACCTCGGTAATGTCTGAGCGTTTGCTGACAACACTCCAAGAGCTGAAGATTCGTTCCCGACTTTACGAAACCATGTCTCTAGTTCACTATCAAGAAGATCTGTCTTTAGGTAAGGGGTTATCTGTAAGATTAGGTTTTGACGGTTAAACCGTCCCCACAACCACTCTAACCCATCCCCGCTACGTAACACTTCGTCCGGGGTGTCTTCTCTAAGATTGATTACTGTGTCAACTAATCTGGATCCGTCTTCAGACGATAAGAAAGATCGAACAGATTCTACAATTCCTTTACTTAGTATTGGGTACAGCTCATTTGTATAAGAGATAGAACTCCGTTCTCTAAGCACCGCTATCCAGCGTACAATCATCTCCGCGCGTCTGTTCCTGGCGCGGCTTTCTTGGGGAGAAACGGAATTACCCACAGTTAGAAATGGAATACGCATCGTTTATTACTCTCGATACTTGCTCGCATCAAAAGGAATCTCCGATTCAGTTG